ATCAAGAAAAGAATTGAATCTGATAAGGAGGTTTAATGACAGAAGAACAATTACAAGAAACGACACAAGAGGTATCTCAAGAAAACACTTCAGAAGTTCAGATACCAGAATATATTCCAGAAAAATTTTGGGATACAGAAAGAAATGAAATTAAAGTTGAAGAACTGGGTGCATCATACAAAGCTCTGGAGCAGAAACTTGGTATGCGAACTGAAGATCTTGTCAGACAAGTACAAGAAGATTATGAGAACCAAAGAAAATCTAGCGTTCCTGAATCTTATGAAGTAAGGCTACCAGAAGTACCAGAAGATGTTGAAATCACAGTTGATCCAGAACAAGAACTTGTTAAGTCTTGGCAACAAATTTGTAAAGATAATGGATTATCACAGGAAGTATTCGACCAGGGAGTGGCGGCTTTTGTTAATAACGAAATTGCTGGTCTACCGAATCTTCAAGAAGAAATGGCAAAACTGGGAGATAACGCAAGAGAACGCATTGAAGCTGCTGATCTGTGGAGTAAGAAATATCTTTCTACTGATTCCTATGATGTTATTGCCAATCTTGCTTCTACTGCTGAAGGCGTTAAAGCTCTAGAAGAAATAATGAGCTTATCTAGAAGTAAGCCATTACCTAATACGAATACTGTTATAGATGTAGAACTAGATGAAAGAGATCTACAATCTATGATGAAAGATCCAAGATATTGGAAAGAAGGTATGAAAGATCCAGCATATATTGCAAAGGTAACTAACCTATATCAGAAGAAATATGGTTAAGTTTCCTTATAAGAAATATAAAATTATATGGGAAGATCCCACTGGATATAGTGGTTGGCAGAGTGAAAAAGATATGGAATCTTTATCTCCATTTTTAGTTACCTCTGAAGCATACATACATACTAGAAATAAAAGGGTAATTAAAACATTTGCTAGTTATATAAATGAAGATGATGGTTCATATACCTATGGGGATGTCAATACTTTTCCTGCATCTTGTCTTGTAAAGCTGACAAAAATATAATATATCTGAATCAACAAGCCGATTTAAACTGGACTTTGCCCAGTAATGGATAACTTAGTGAAAGTTTATGACGACAACTTGGAAATAAACAATAAATGAAAAGGAAAACACAATGACAGCAACAATAGATCAAGCATTTGTGAAACAGTTTGAAGCTGAAGTTCACATGGCTTATCAACGTATGGGTTCAAAATTGAAATCCATGGTACGTAATGTCAATGGTGTAAAAGGTAATACTGTTCAGTTCCAAAAAGTAGCGAAGGGTTCTGCTTCAACTAAAGCAAGACACGCTGAGGTTGTCGCTATGAACTCCGTTCACTCCAATGTGACTGCAACACTATCAGACTTTTATGCTGCTGATTACGTAGACAAACTAGACGAACTAAAAGTAAACATTGATGAAAGAAACATTGTAGCACAAAACGCTGCATATGCTTTAGGTCGTAAGACTGACTCAATCATTAGTGATACTTTTGATGCAGGTGCAACTGCACTAGCTAATAACTCTGCTGGTGCAACTACTGGTATGAACTTAGACAAAGCTCAGAATGTTTTTGAAATCTTTGGCAACAATGATGTGCCAGATGATGGACAAAGATACTGGGTAGTCGGTCCAAAACAGTGGTCTGACCTTTTAGATATCGATCAGTTCTCAAGAGCTGAATATATCGGTGAAGCAGATCTACCTTACAAAGGTGGTATGACAGCTAAGAGATGGTTGTCTTTCATGTGGATGGGCTTCAGTGGTTTATCTATCGCTTCTGGCGACAGAAACACTATTGCTTTCCATAAATCTTCTTTAGGTTTAGGTGTAGGTTCAGACGTAAGAACTGAAGTAAACTACATTCCTGAGAAAGTAGCACATCTTACAACTTCATATATGTCAATGGGAGCAGTCCTAATTGATGGTGATGGTGTAAGAATCCAGAAGTGTGCGGAATAAGGAGATAGAGAATGGCATACGCAACATCTAACCCACTAAAAAAGATCTCTCAAATGGGAGATTCTAACTCACTATGGTATTATGCAGATGGTGATGCAATTACTTCTATTGATGATGCAGATTATTTTTTATCAGCGACAGGCGATCTGAACGCTGGTGATATAATCATTGTTAATAGTGGTGGTTCAAACGCTGTTGTAGATATATTAATTGTATCTGCAGCAACATCATCTACAGTAACAACTGTTATACTTGCATAACAATAATGGGGGGATTTATTCCCCCCTTTAAATTATGGCAGATACTAAAGTAGACATTTGTGCAAGAGCATTAATTATGATAGGTGCACAACCTATTTCTTCTTTTGATGATGGATCAACAGAAGCATTGGTAGCTTCAAACCTTTATGAAAATATTACTCAATCCATACTATGCAGACATAGATGGAGATTTTCTACTGAACAACAACAACTTTCTTTATTAGCAGCAGCTCCTACAGGGAGATATGAATATGCTTATCAATTACCAACTTCACCAGATTTATTACAGTTAAATACAATTACAGTCGCTGATATACCTATTGAATATGCTAGGTATGGAGATAAAATATTTGTCAATGGATATGATTCACAGTCAGCTTTAATTGCTGATTATATATTTAGACAGGATGAATCAGAGTTTCCTGCGTATTTTAAATTAGGATTAGAATATACACTAGCTTCTATTTTTGCTGGATCAGTGGCAAGAGATGCAGCTATGATTCAACAGTTTTCTACTTTAGCAGAAAGACAGATACTAATTGCTAAGAATACTGATAGCCAAGAAGTAACAAACAAGAAACTAAGTACAAAGAGATTTATCACAAACAGATTAACTACTAGGGGGTACTAATGGCTAACACCCTAAGAACCGTTTACACTAACTTTTCAAGTGGTGAACTTAATCCTTTATTAGTTACAAGAACAGATGCTAATGCTTACTTTAGTGGAGCAAAGACTTTACGTAATTGGTACTTACTAGATGAAGGTGGTATTATGCGTAGACCTGGAACTACATACAAAGCAACTTTGCCAGGAGCATCAAGAGTTATACCATTTATATTTTCTAATGATGAACTAGCAGTATTTGTTTTATCTAATGGAAGATTAGATGTTTATGATTCAGATGGAGTAGCTATTCAAACTAATATAACTGCTAATGTAAACTGGACTACAGCTCAATTATTTGAATTAAACTTTGCACAGTTTGGAGATACGGTGTTTATGACACATAGAGATAATCCTACACTACAAATAAAAAGAACAAGTGCTACAACATTTACAGTTTCTGTATTTGAATTTGAAATAGATGAAGATGTTGTGGTATCTGGTGCATATAAGACTCATGCTCCCTTTTATAAATATGCTGATGCAAGTGTAACAGTTACTTTATCTACTAGTGCTACAGGTACAGGAAGAACAATAACAGCATCTTCTCCTATATGGACAACAGATTATGTAAATCATTATATTAAAGTAGATGGATCTCAAATTAAGATTACAGGGTATACTTCTTCTACTGTAGTTACAGGAACAATTATTGAAACAGTATCTGGTGGTACTGGACCACATGCTAATTGGGAAGAAGAATTAATATCTGCACCAAGAGGATATCCTCAAGCTGTTACATTTCATGATAACAGATTATATTTTGCTGGAGTAAAAGATGCTCCTGCTGCTGTAATAGCATCACAGGTAGGTGGATATTTTAACTTTGATGTAGGCACTGGACTTGCTGATGAAGCTATTAATGTATTTGTATCTGGTGATAGAGTAAACGAAATTAGACACTTAGTATCTTCTAGAAATTTACAAGTACTAACAGATGGTGGTGAATATTTTGTTCCTACATCTACTGATACTTCTGCTGTTACACCAGCTAATATTACATTCCTTAGACAAACGCCTTATGGTTGTAGTAGAGCAAAGCCTATTATTTTTGATGGTGCAACATTGTATGCACAGAAGAATGGTAAGTCGATTAGAGAATATTTATTTAGTGATGTAGAAAATGCTTATGCTTCTACATCTATATCTATCCTGGCATCTCATTTAGTTAATGGTCCAGTAGATATGGCTATGATAACAGGTACTACAACTAGACCAGAACAATTTGCTTTTTTTACTAACAATGACGGAACACTAGCATTGTTTCATAGTATACGTGCAGAAAAGATAGCTGGTTGGACATTGTGGAGTACAAAGAGTGGTGATGAATTTACTAGTATAACAGCTATTAATGAAAATTTATTTTGTGTTGTAAAAAGAGATCTAGAAGGTGGAACTGTATACACATTAG